TCCAGAAGGAAAAGCTGAAAAGAGATCTGAAGCCTGTAATCAAAAAGCATGAACAGCAGTTTTCTTTGGGAGAGATTAATGATCTTGTTGAAGTTCCCATCTATGATAAAGAAGAAATGAATGCAATTGAGCGAGATATAGAAAAAGCCAAGCTGGTATCTAAGTTTAAGGCCGCGATGGATGTAGTAGACAATAATCCATACTTGGAGACCTATAAGCTCATCGTAGAACTACTTGAAAAAGTGCAGCATGAATCAGTTCTACACAAAACGGTTGAAGCATTGGCTCACTATTACGAAGTCTTACCTGATTGGGTAAGCAGCGAACCTGAACAAGAAGGCTTTGAAAGTGAAATATTTGAAGTCTTTGATGATCATAACTATTAAACATTTGGAGGGAATATTAATGGCTGAAAACACAGGAAATATTGGATTTGAAGAGACACTTTGGAAAGCTGCTGACAAACTGAGAGGCAGCATGGATGCCAGTGAATATAAACACGTGGTACTGGGACTGATTTTCCTTAAGTACATATCCGATAAATTTGAAACAAAGTTTAACGCACTTGTAGAAGAAGGCGCAGGCTTTGAAGAGGACCGAGATGAGTATGAAGCTGAGAATATCTTCTGGGTTCCTAAAGAAGCGAGATGGACATTTATTAAAGACAATGCAAAAGATTCTAAGATTGGTCAGTACATTGATGATGCAATGATTCTTATTGAGAAAGAGAATACATCCCTAAAGGGTGTGCTCGATAAACGCTATGCAAGACCAGAAATCGATAAAAGAAGACTTGGAGAACTGATCGACCTTATTTCAACCATTAAACTTCATCAAAATGGAGAAAAGGACTTACTTGGTAGAGTGTATGAGTATTTCCTTGGGCAGTTTGCCAGCGTTGAAGGAAAAGGCGGTGGAGAATTCTATACCCCTACCAGCGTAGTTAAGGCTTTGGTAGACATGATCGAGCCCTACCAAGGAAGAGTTTACGAGAGAATCATACAGAGATTGATACAATTTAATGAACCTCAAAAGTGCTGTGCATAGGGGCATGCAAAGTGCAAAAAGGGTATGCAGATTAGAAGCCGGGATAATCCGGTTATTTTTGTATGTAGTAAAAATTTTAATAATATGAGGTGAACGGAACATGGATTATGAATTTCTAAAATTACTAAAAGATAAAAAAGTGGCCGACTCTTATCAATTTTATGATTCTTGTAAATACAAGCTGTATTTGGCGGAGATAAGCCTTAACGCGTTACAAAAGGTCGTAGAAAAATACCATGAATCAGAATCATTAGAAGTTCAGAAAGTGTATTCTGATGCGATTAACACTGGACAAGGAACATTTAAGGCAGGAAGCAATTTTGTTGATTATCTTGGATTCGAAATAGGGGTTACAGTAATTATTGATAAATTGACAATTGAAATTATGGGGTTATTGCATAATTTCTTCGATACGTTTGCGCAGTGGATTAATTCTAGTCTACTCGGAGAAAAAGCTCTTCATATAAAGAAAGCATCACTTTTCAATGTAACAAACGAAATTCAAAAGTTTCCTGAGTTTACAGGCCAGTTTATAACTGATTTTAAGGATTTAACAACCACGAGTGAGTTTATTTATATTTCTGATTTTAACAACACACTTAAGCACAGATATCAAATATATGTTCAGAATAAGTTCGATATTTTAAAGACGAAGGGCGATGTAAGCATCCCGGATTTTAGTAAAGATGGGCGAGTCCACCTGAAAAAGTAGGCCCTTACAACTATAAAATCTGACTTGGATTTTTGCGAAAATATCTTAAGGGATTCGAAACAATATATTGAAGACTTTTATGCTGTTCGAGATTGTAATTATAATGGATCTCGTATGTACAATCCTAAAACATATATGGTATTTAACAGCAGAGAAGATTTCAAACTGTTAAGGAGTCCACAAAACCACTATTATTATCTTGAAGTTGATTCATCTAATATCATGACCGAGTATCAGATAATGCTTGCATCAGATAGAATGGACGGGACGGAAGATCAAAGTATCGAAGTCTATAATTCCGTTTACCAGGTTATTATACTAAGAAAAACTGGTACGAGTGAAATTATTGGAATTTTAAAACCCAATGACGCAGATAAGTTTGCCTTCAACGATGAGCATAACTTGATTTATCGAAAGTATAAACCAGTGTTATCAGGATATGAATCCGAGATGTTTAAGGCAATTTTTGAAGATGAATTCCACTACTATCCTTTCCTAAGCGATTTGGAAGCCGTAGTTTTAAATCAAGACAAACAGAGTACACCTACGAAAATAATAAAACCTAATTAAAAGAGACAAAACCCAAAACCACTGAAGTAAATGATCAATGGTTTTGGGTTTTGAATTTTTCTTGAAAGCAGCGTTCTATTCAAAAGTGAATAGCTCAGCGTATAGAGAGATCGTCTTGTGGTGGGTTAGGAAATATTTCATTTATCAGCATTACCAGAGCCTCATTTAATTCATAGCGCTCAATCTTACCACGGTACTCCAAATCACGCATATAATCAATTGCACTATCCAAGTCCTCAAATAATCGATTCTCTCGTTTCGGCATTATTGATGTAAGGTAAAGATCATGAAGGCTGTTAAAAAAATTGGAGAACCCCTCAGCGGCAAGAAATGTGTTTAAAGACTTTCTATTATCTTCCCACATGTAGCTGCTATCATTTTCAGGATGTGTAATTTGCATAACGGCTTTTATAGCATCACCACTTAAGCCTGTGAAATTACATGCTTTCTCCAAAGAAAATGAATCTTCCTCAGTTTCACCAATTAGATATCCGATATCAACATTAAAGAAATCAGCAATATGAACCAAGGTATCAAATTTAGGAAAGCTAACTTCTCCGTTTTTTTGCATAGTTCCAATGTTCAGCCATCCACTAACAGCCTTTTGCCCATACCTAGTTCCGTATTTAGCATTTAAGGCTTCTGCTAAAGAGGATTGAGTATACTTTCCTGCATCCATGCACTTTTTTAATCTTTCATTCCAGAATTTCGCTTTTTTACTTATTAAGTCGTTCAAGGGATAAAACACCTCCTTTTATGTATATATTATGTCATTAGTAAGTCTTGTGCAACATAAACTATGATGATAATATTTAGTTATAAAGATTCAGTAGAAAATCGTGGAGGTGCAGACATGGATATCCAATCGAGAGCAAACCATACTATTGACGGAAACATAAATGAGAATAAAAAGAAAAGCTTTATTGAAAAAGCTAAAGAACATAAGAAGGAAATAGCAATTGGGGCAGTGGCTATACTTTCAGTGGTGACGATTGTGCTTGTTGTAAAAAACAAGGCTACCATAGAAGCAGCCATCAAATCAACACACACTAAGGGTGGCCTAGCAAATAGTTTGAAAACTAGAAATAATGTTGTCCCAACAATATCAGAAGTAACCCCTACAAACATTCCAAGTGATGCTCCAATTGTAGAAGTCAATGTCAGGGGCCATATTCGAAATCTCCCAGAAGGCTGGAACCCCTCGGCAACTAATAAAGAAGTTGCAAGAAATTTAGGGTATTGTTTAGACGAACATCAAACATGGGTAAATCCTTATACAAAAATAGCAGCTTAAATTGCTAAGGATAAACATACAGTGAATTGCCGTATAAGGGGCAGAAAGGATGATCAAATGAAAAGAGAGGAAGTTTTAAATGCACTTCGAGCAGGAGAATTTGACGGTATAAGTCATTCATATGAGCCATATAAAGGCTATGGGAAAAACAGCCACCAATTGGAAATGAGTGTCTCTGGTGGTAGTATTGAAGTCACGAAAGTTACAACAGGAAAATCCTTCAATGGGAAGGAAAATGAGAGATGGGAAGATAGGACACCCGAAGTATTAAGTGATTCCGGGGCACTAGATTTTATTGAAAGTCATCCTTATTACTTCTCACAAAGAAGACCTGATTTGTTTTAAAACCTTAGTAGAACAAAAACAGCTCGCCACAGTGCGGGCTGTTTTGCTGAAATTTGCTAGATATTAACTTCTGTTCCGTTCTTGAACATGAATCTTATACTATCAGAGCTGTTGACAGTCACGTGCTCAATCAAACTGTGCCAGAGGAGTGGATCAAAATCTGTGAGCAGTTCATCTTGTTTCTTAAGTTCATTGAGGAAAGCAGCCATTGTTTGGCGTCTGGTCACTTTTTCCTTAATCTGCCCGGATACTTTTTCTAAATCTTCTTTGGTAGTGTCAAACCTCTGGACCAAGACATCGTATCTTCGTTGATATTCTCCTTGATCTAATGCAACATTGGCATTCTCATTTATGCATTGCTGTATCAGCTCAGTGACAATCTCCATTTCATTTTGAAGCTCGATCTGTTGGGTTTCTAAGGGACCTGTATCGTAAAGAACATCCTTCATGGATTCAAAGTTTGCTATGATCTCATCCTTGTCTTCCAGGAGCTTATTAGCAGCCTTCACGAAGAGTTCTTTCAAAGTATCTTCATTGAGGTGGGGAGTAGAGCATTTTTGCTGTCCGTTGAACTTGTGGTTGCATTGCCAGACTGTACGTCGGTATTTGCTGTTTGAATGCCATACCTTCGAACCGTACCAGCTTCCACACCTTCCACATTTTATCTTGCCAGAGAATATATGAACACCGCTGTGACGATTGTTTGCAGGGTTTCTCTTTTCTAACTCGTTCTGGACCAGGTCGAAGACTGATGGCTCAATAATCGCTTCATGGTTATTTTCAACATAATATTGAGGGATTTCTCCCTCATTGGCTTTCTTCTTTTTTGTAAGAAAATCTACCGTGTAACTTTTCTGTAAGAGAGCATCACCTTTGTATTTTTCATTTGTGAGGATGCGCTTGATGGTGCCTGCGTTCCATTTATCTTTCTTCCCGGGTGATAAAATGCCGTCTGCTGTAAGCTGCTTGGCAATACCGTAAGGCGTCATGCCCTGTAGGAACATGCTGAAGATCCTCTGGATTATAACCGCTTCATTGGGGTTCAAGACAAGGTTGCCATCTTCACCCCGATCGTAACCGAGGAAGTGCCCGAAGGGAACTGTAACCTTCCCGTCTGCAAATCTCTTGCGCTGTCCCCATGTGACGTTCTCTGAAATGCTGCGGCTTTCTTCCTGGGCAAGGGATGACATGATGGTGATTAGAAGTTCACCTTTAGAATCTAAGGTCCAGATATTTTCCTTCTCAAAATAGATCTCGATTCCTTTCTCTTTCAATTGGCGAACGGTGGTGAGGCTGTCTACTGTGTTTCTTGCAAATCGGCTAACTGACTTGGTAACGATGAGGTCAATCTTGCCGCTTAAGGCGTCCTGGATCATGCGCCTAAAGCCTTCACGCTTTTTGGTGTTGGTACCGGATATCCCTTCGTCAGTATAAACCTTCACGAACACCCAATCTTCCCTACTCTTAATAAAATTGGTGTAATAATCGACCTGCGCCTCATAGCTTGTGAACTGTTCTTCGCTGTCTGTGGATACGCGAGCGTAACCAGCTGTGCGGCGTTTTCTTTGCTCATTAATTGGTGTGGCAGAAAACTGTCGGAGGGTAGCAGGTATGGTCTTAACGTTTTTAGTTGTCTTTGGTTTGCTCATGTTTTTTCCTCCATGCCTCTCTCAATTTCTCGCCTTGACGTTTCTTTCGTTCCTCTGACCAGGCTGGCTGTCTGCGTTTAAACTGCCATTGCTTTGTGATCTTACTGCCATCCTTCAGCTTAAAGAGAAGCTCTGTGTTGGAAACCACAGTGATGCTATTAACTTTCTCTTTAAAGATACCTTCGTCAAACTCTTTAATGGAAAGGACATCGCTAGATATAGTTTTTAACAGGTTCTCTTCCAATCCGCTGTGGCCGCAATCTGTGTGAGGGGGACACCGCCAATGGTGGGATTTCTCTCCACTTACGCGGGTGCTGGTATTTCTGCGTAGGTTTTGGCCGCACTTACTGCAGTTTATTTTTCCTGTGAAGCAAGTGATTTTTCCAGAGCTTCTTGGGTTCTTTTTACTGTAGGCTGACTTTGCAGCGCGAGCTTCAGGTGTCCACCAATCCTTCCTGGCCGTAGATTTCCAATGTTGAGGAATAACGCTACCGTCATGTAAATGAAAGATGAGTTCATCTGTCCCATTCACCACAACTTTTTCAACTTGATCCAGGAAAAAATCTTCATCAAATTCTTCCAGGCCGAGTACCTGGGCACAGACACCTTGGAGTATCTTCTCTGGGATGTTTTTGGCGCTGCACTCTGACACGCCTTTACGGTCTTTAGTCTGGCAAGTCCAAATGTAATAAACATCACTTGAATGCTTGCTTTGTCTTTTGCCGCTGCGCCTGTAGCTAACACCACAGTTTCCACACTTTATCTTGCTTGTAAAGCAGGTGGTGTTGATTGATGGATTTGCGAAAACACCCAATTTTCTGCGTCGTGCGATTTCAGCTTGTACCTTTTCATAAGTTTCTAAGTCAATTATGGCCTCGTGAGAATCTTCTACCCAGTACTGGGGAAGCTCACCGTTGTTGGGCTTTAACTTGTGTGTGATATGGTCCTCAATAAACCCCTTTTGTAAAAGCATGTTACCAGTATATTTTTCATTCTTAAGGATTGCTCGAATTGAGGTGTTTGAAAAACGTCCGCCGGTGTATGATTTGACGCCCATTTCTTCAAGCTGAACCTCAGTTTGTTCGGCGGACATTCCTTTGAGAAAATTGTCATAAATCAGTTTTACAATCTTGGCTTCTTCTGGCTCAACGACAAACTGCTCTCCATTCCAGCGGTAGCCATAAATACTAAATGAATTAGGCTTTCCTTTTTGGAAATTCCTTCGAATGGCCCATTTTACATTTTCACTTGTCGAGCGGCTTTCTTCCTGGGCAAAGGAAGCAAGGATGGAGAGCATCAGCTCACCGTCGCCACTCATTGAATTGATATTTTCTTTCTCGAATCTTACCTCAACTCCGATGTCTCGAAGGTGACGAACTGTTTCCAGTAGGTCTACGGTATTTCTAGCAAATCGCGATATGGACTTGGTTAGAACAATATCGATCTTGCCTGCATCACAATCTCCCAGCAGTCGCTTGAACTCATCCCGGTTCTCAGTCGTACCTGAAATCCCTTCGTCTGCATATACACCTGCATATTCCCATTCACGATGAGTCTGGATGTATTTGCTATAAAAGCTGACTTGCGCTGAAAGAGAGTGTAACGTTCTGCCTTTTTCTTCGGAAACTCTCGCATAAGCAGCAACCTTTTTTCTTGTAGGCATTACCGGAGCGGAAGGTTCGATCTTATTAATTTTCCGCATAAACTCACTCCTTTCAACACTATACATCACTCTAAAAGGCTATGAAGTCAAGTTAATGTGAGAGAATAGTGTACCTAGTAATGGCTTGTATTTTTCAAGAAGATACTCATCGATTAAGGCGAATTCCTCCGGGGTAATTATGCTTTTTTCAAGCATGGATTTTGCAATAGAAAGACTTGATTGGTATTGCTTTTCAGCTCTGAATTGATCGTCTGTCATAGTACATCACCAAGGGAACGCCTTTTACGTTTCCTCCTTGGAGATAAACAGCGTGTAACGATTCTAATTCCAGGAGACAGCGTCGAGGAACTTGCTATCTGTGAGACTGAGAAAGGAGGAAATGAACTTGAGCAAAGTAAAGTTACTGCTTGATGTGGTAAGCGATATGCGAAGCCTTGCAGACAGCATAGAAGTGGTTTGTAAGGCAATGACAGAAAGTGATACTCCGCATGAAGATGTGCCTGCCATAAAGACAGAAACAACAAAAGAGCCGGAGATCCCACTTGAAAAAGTGCGCATGGTCCTTGCAGAAAAAAGCCAGCTTGGTTTTACTGCAGAAGTGCGGGAGATTATCGGGAAGTATGGTGCGGATAAATTGAGTGCTGTTGACAAGGCATACTACGCTGACATCTTGAAAGATGCGGAGGTTCTTGGCAATGGGTAATCACGCAATATTATCTGCGTCTTCATCCCACAGGTGGCTTTATTGTTTGCCGTCTGCAAGGCTTGAACTAGAGTTTGAAAACACAAGTGGAGAGGCGGCAAAAGTCGGTACTGCAGCACATGAACTCTCAGAACACAAACTGAAAAAAGCACTTCACATCAGAAGTAAGAGGCCCGTGTCAGAGTATGATTCAGATGAAATGGAAGAATGTACAGATGACTATGTTGCCTTCATCATGGAGCAGGTAGAACTTGCAAGAAAGTCCTGTACTGACCCTATCGTTCTTATTGAACAACGTCTTGACTTCTCTTGCTATGTGCCAGATGGATTTGGTACGGGAGATTGTGTAATCATTTCAGATGACAGGCTTCACATAGTGGATTTCAAATACGGAATTGGAGTCCTTGTGGATGCAGAAAACAATCCGCAAATGAAACTCTATGCATTAGGGGCTCTTGAAATCTATGACAGTCTCTACGACATCAAAGAAGTATCAATGACAATATTTCAGCCGCGAAGAGAAAACGTCAGTACCTGGACACTTCCAGTAGAAGAACTTAAAGCCTGGGCAGAAGAAGAACTAAAACCTAAGGCAGCAAAAGCCTATCAAGGAGAAGGTGAATATATCCCTGGCCCGTGGTGTACTTTCTGCAAAGCATCCATAAGATGTCGTGCAAGAGCTGATGAAAAGCTCAAACTGGCACAGAAAGAGTTTAAGATGCCACCACTGCTTACAGATAGTGAGATTGAGGAAATTTTAATGATTATTCCAGATCTTACGAAGTGGGCCAATGAAATAACTGCTTATGCGACAGATGCGGCAGTTAACCACGGGAAAGTGTGGAGTGGATTTAAAGTTGTGGAAGGCCGCTCAGTTCGCAAGTACAAAGATGAAGATGCTGTAGCAGAAAAAGCTATAGAAAGTGGATATAAGGACATTTACCGTAAGAGCCTTATTCCTTTGACGGAGATGCAAAAGATGATGGGTAAAACCAAATTTGAGGAAATACTCAGTGGCCTCATAATCAAACCACCGGGAAAGCCGACGCTTGTTCCTAGCTCAGATAAAAGAGTGGCTATGAACGTAACGAACGCAAAAAACGAATTCAATGAAATTATGGAGGATTGATCATTATGAAAAACAATACGAATAGAACTAAGGTTATTACAGGTGTAAACACAAGACTTTCTTACTTCCACGGGTGGGAGCCGGTTTCCGTCAACGGTGGTGCTGAAAAATACAGCGTATCCGTACTCATTCCAAAAGACGATACTGAAACCATTAACGCAGTAAATGCCGCCATTGATGCAGCTATTGAAGAAGGCATCTCTAAGTTTGGTGGTAAGAAGCCCAACAAGGCTGCAATTAAGATTCCTCTGCGCGATGGTGATGTAGAGCGTGACGACGAGGCATATATAGGGCATTATTTTATCAATGCCAACAGCAAAACCCCTCCCCAGATTGTGGACAAGAGCGTTAAGCCAATCATAGATCGTGGTGAGGTTTACAGCGGATGCTTTGCCAGGGTTTCTCTGAATTTTTTCGCATTCAATTCCAACGGAAATAAGGGTGTGGCTTGCGGACTTGGCAACATTCAAAAGATTAAAGATGGCGAGCCTCTTGGTGGAAAGAGTTCTGCAGCAGATGATTTTACAACTCTTGCAGAAGATGACTTCCTTGCCTAATAGAAATGGCCATTTGAAGGTGGTGGGGGTATTTCCTCTGCCACCTGCTTTTTTAGGAATGGAGGTATATTGAATGGATGAGATATGGAAAGACATACCCGGATATGAGGGGAAGTACCAGGCAAGCAGTGAGGGCAGAATTAAGAGTCTTGAACGTGTTATTCATAGTAGTAATCAGAATGGAGAGTTTGATTATTTATTAAAGGAAAGAATACTTCGACCTGGAAATCGAGGTAATTATCTAATGGTTGTCCTAAATGATCCAAGAAAAAGTTTTGCAGTTCATCATTTGGTAATGGCTGCTTTTGTAGGCGAAAGAGATGGTATGTATGTGCTTCATGCAAATGGGGATCCAAAAGATAATCGCCTAGTGAACCTTCGATATGATACGCAAGCTGAAAATGTTTATGATGTTTATCGCCAAGGCAAGGCATGGAAGAAACTTACCACGGATGATGTTGAAGGAATACGATTTGGCTTATTCTGTGGGTTTACCTGCACTCGGCTTGGAGAGATGTATGGTGTGGGTCATCAGGCTATAAGCAAAATAAAGAATGGAGATAGATATGCATGGATGAAATAAGAACATTACATTGTGATATTGAAACTTATAGTAGCGTCAATTTAGCAAAGTGTGGTGTGTATCGTTATGTTCAAGCAGATGATTTTGAAATT